CTGGAGGTGAAGGGGTCGGAGTAGGCGTTGGGGAAGGAGGGGGAGTTGAATCTGTTCTGGGTGCAAACTGTGGGAATTGTTTATAAAACTCATCGATTGCTTTATTTGCAGTCGCAGGAGAAATGGTTTTTCCTTCCTCTATTTGTTTTCCAATCTCTGATGCATTAGCTAATGCTTGTCTTTGTGATTCATTCATATTTATTACTTGAGGTGTTTTGAATCCAGGAAGTGGCTCTACATCCTTAACTACATTACCAAGTCCTTGGGCTATAGGTGGAGCTAAAGGTTGTTGTCTACCATTAATATTTACTCCACCCACTTGAAATCTTTTGGTATTAAATCTTTTATTTATTTCTTCAGTTGCTATAGAAGTTGCTTTAGCTAACTCTTTTGCAGCTTCTGGTGTACCATCTTGTATATTTTTAGCTGACAAAATCATAGCTTTCTGTTGAGGTGTAAAACCTTTGAAACGTCTTTGCATTATCTTTTGGGTTACAGGAGGTTTTGTTGTATGTTCCATTTACCTAATCCTTGCTCAATACTCTATCTAATTTATCTTCAACTCTATGCAATGCGTCAACAACTACTTTCATATCATCTCGCATTTCATTTCTTGTAACATAATCTTCTCTTGTCCTATTTAACAAAATATCTATTCTTTTTACTTCATTTAATAAATTTCTAAATGCCCAAAAAGCAGGTGCTAAAACTAAAGTTAATATCACATTCCAAAATAAAATAGGGTTAATTTCCATCATTGTTGATCCTTTAGGTACTTAGCAAATAACACTATTCCAACTACACCTACAATAAAAATAATAATACCAGCAGTTATTGATATTATTGTCATTAATTTTTCTTTTTTTACCATAGCAGCATACTGACTTTTTTTTTGTTGTTCTTTTGCTTCTTTTCTAAACTGTTGAAACTTATTCCATCCAGACATACCACGACTATCTATAATAACTTTTCTCAAGTCTCTCTCAAAGTCTTTTGCCTTCTCATAGGCAATGTAAGATGAGAGTGGGTCGTTTTTATCGTTCTTCTTGTGTGCTTCTTTTGCTCCATCAATAAAAGAAAATAAAGAATTTATATCCTTGCTCATGGATTGAATATCTTTTCCAAGAGCAATGCCTTTCTTTATTGCAGTAAGCGAAACTAGTGCTATCGATATAGGGTCTATTGTTCTATCTCCTAATGTTTAGTTTTATTCTCTAACTGAGGTTTATTAGTTAGAGACTGTTCATCTAACAATTTAAAACCCCTACGTTCAGCAAACTTTTGTGGGTTATTCTCAAATTTGTCAGCACATGACTCTAACCATTTCATAGTGTCTTCATGTGTTGGCATCTCTCCTTTTTTAAGTAAATTATTTTCAAAATTCAAATAGTTTACAACTTCTAATTGTGCTTCTGCTCCATTTATGCCTATGTCAAACAAGTATATCATATTACCTTCATCTATAATACCACCCCTAGGTCTAGCACTAATTAGAGCTTGTTTCATACAAGTCATAATGTGATATCTATTTTCTTCCTTTTCGTACATTTCTTCAGTAATCTCATCTACTCCTAGATGATTTAGTAAGTTATCATATTGATTCATAAAAAAGTTTAACTTTCTAATAGCACCTTGTATGACATCATTAGCATTTATGATTTTTGTTTCTAATTCAATTATTTCTATTCGTAATAATTCTATATTGTATGTATTCTTACACCTTGATAACTTATCTTTTTTCTTTTTTAACTTTATCTTTAATTTTTCAAGGACTATTTGGTTCTCTTGTAAAGCTAATTTAGTTTTATTTATTTCTGCAAGAGTATGTTTTACAGAACGAATTGGTGTAATCGCTGTAACATCAACAGTGACACCCATAAATTGAGAGTGTGACTTATGAAAATTACTACAAGCCTGAAGCACAGAGGGCATCTTGTTCTCAATGTTTTTTAACATTGTTTTGTATTCAGGTTTTACATCTGATAAACTGTTCTTTAAATTCTTTATTGTTAAATCTTTACCCATATTTTATCCACCATTTAGAGTTGTTAAAGTATTCCATATTGTTGCAGCTGCATCAGCAGGAACAAAATCTGATTCCTCTCCAGAGCTAGAATATTGTTTCCAATTATTACCATTACTTGCGTTTGTTAAATAGGTTGTTAAATCATCCTGTGTTGTTATTTCTCCGTCTGACTCAGATATGTTTGCTCCATCTTGTGAGATACCAAGATAAACACAGTTTCTTGGTGTATTTTGAAAAGCCGTATTGTTGTCAATTACAGCGTACATCCCACTCGTCGTTTGTGAAACACCAAACACAAGATAGTTAGGTATTTGACCATCTTTAGTTAATCTATATTTAATAACTTTATGTGCCATTTTCATCTCTCCACTTACTAAGCTATACCACCATGCAAGTTACAACAGCTAGAAACTCTAGTGACAGTTCTAGCTAAATCACCAAAATCAGTAGCGTTCCCTGCTGAAGCGATTGTTACTTTATCAATTATATTTACGTTACTAAAACCTCCTCCTGCAAAACAGGCTATTTCTTTATTTCCAGTTCCTGCTCCTAATTTTCTTGCAGCAGTTAAATCTCCAAAATCAGTAGCGTCTCCTGTTGAGGCAAGAGTAATAAAGTCAATTACGTTAGAATTACCACCAGAAGTATTACCTCCTGCCATTACTCCTCTCGTTGAAGAAGAATGACCCATTCTTTCAGTAGCTGAAATCGTTGCATTTCCAAAATCTGATGATTGCGAGTTTGCATCAAAATTGACTAAAGTTATGGTATTCATTCTACTATTTTCACTCGTTCCATCAGAATTACCAGTAATAATAAATCGAGTCGTATTGTTTATCATTCCTTGTGTGCCACTTCCAGAATTAATTACTGTGTCATGTTGCGTTATTGTTACACTACCTGCATCTCCAGTAAAGTCTGTTGTATTTCCTTGACTGGCAATAGTTACTTTACATATTCTGGAAGTATCATTCCCAAGAGCTTGACTTTGACCTCCTGCAAACACAGCTATAGTTCCATTACTAGCCATAGCTGCTGGGTCTGTATTACCAAAGTCATTGGTAATATCTCCAAAATCTTGTGCATCTCCTGTAGAAGCAAGTGTTACAAAATCTATTGTTTTATTACCATGATTACCACCAAAAAATAGACCCCTAGTGCTTGATGATGCTCCTCCCATAGAAGACGCTGCAGCAATCAAGTCTCCAAAATCAGTGGCATTCCCGTCGCTTGTAGGGTCAAAAAACTCAATTACATTTGTAGCACCTGTGCCATCATTACCTCCAGCTACGAGACAACGATTAAGGGGCTGTACCCACTCGCCACCTTTCTTTTTAACTATTTGTTGTTCTATTGAAAATACACCACTAGCCACTGTTGAAGAGGTAGTAACTTCTGTAGCTGTTACAAAACCACCTTGATATCGTCTGCTCATGCTCCTACCTCTCTATTAAGCGTCATCTATTACTTCATATGAAACAAATAAATCTAAATCGCCTGAAGCACTTGCTCCACCTTTTAATACATCACCTTCCATTAGATAAATAGGATTACTAATTACAGAAAGTGTTGCATCAGCAGGAACAGATATTGTCTTAGCTAAATACACAGTAGCGTCTGCTCCAGTTGTTGTAACACCTGATGCTCCTGAACCTAAACCATCAACAAATAAATCTAATGTAGCTGCGTTTGAGCCATCAACATTTGCACAAGTTATGCTATTTATTTTAAGTAGTTTATCAGAGTCAACTGTTATAAGTGTTGCTGTCGCTGTATTCGTTAAGTTGAAACCTGCGTTACCACCTACAATACTAGTGACACTTACTATATTTGGATTTGCCATATTTTACTCCTTTATCCAAAAACTATAGCCATCGCTATCGCTTTACCTGTTGTGGCTGCATTAGCCTCCATATATGTTCTAACTGTTTGCACGTTAGTCATTCTCATTGTACCTGCATCATTGATTAATATGCCGTCTCCATCAGCCAATGCAGTAGTACCTCTTGCTGTGCCACCATCAATTAGGTTGATTTCAGCTGCGGTGCTAGTGATTGAAGTACCACCTATTTGTAATGTTGTAGCGTTTACCTCGCCAGATGAGCCATAAATAACAGCTTTACTATTAACAATAGTTCCTGCAGAAGAACCATCTACTAGGTTAAGTTCAGCACCAGTAGAGGTTATAGCAGTGCTTGCATAATTTAAATTACCTGCTGCAATATTTATCTCACCTGTGCCTTTTGGTGTAATATCAATATCTACGTTAGTGTCGCTACCCATTGCTCCTATAACAACTGCACCACTTGCTGCTGCGTTTGTTATCTCAACTGCATTGGCTGCCGAACTAACTGTTTGAAAAACCAACATTTCTGCACCATTAGCGTCAGCAATAAATCCACCATCAGCAAATACAGGTGCTGTTAGGGTTTTGTTTGTTAGTGTTTTTGTTGTTCCAGCTAGATAAGTGTCAAAGGTATCTACACTTGTTTGACGCATTGTACCATTATCGTTAGTTAAAATACCATCACCACCTGCAACAGCCGTAGTTCCTACAGTGCTACCTCCATCTAGCAGATTGAACTCTGCAGCAGTAGCAGTTAAATCCGTGCCTGATATTTGTAAACTTGTAGCATTTACTTTACCACCTGAACTATAAATAACTCCTTTGCTGTTAACAATCGTGCCTGCACTAGCTCCATCTAGCACGTTGAGTTCTGCACCAGTTGCTGTGAGTCCAGTTACATTATTAGCAGCACCTGCTGTAGCTTCTACGAAGGCTTTTACAGATTGTTGTGTAGGCACTAATGTAGCACTATCTGAGGTCATGTCGTCTTCGTCAACAAATGCAGTTATTGTTATACTTCCATCAGATAAACTGCCAAAGGTCATTGTGCCTGTAGTTGTAATTGCACTTGAGCCGTTATCGATTGAACCAAAACCACTTGTAATACTCCCAGAGTTAAGTGCTCCAGTTGTTGCTAAATTAGATAAAGCATCAATCTCACTCTCAAAGTATGTATTTAATGATGTCATAGCCACTTGTTTCATTGTACCACCATCATTCAATACGACTCTGTCCGCATCAGCTACTGTTACAGAGGAAGCTGAAGTATCACCATCAAGTATACTAAGCTCGGCTGGAGTAGCAGTGATTGCTGTATCACTGTCTGCTGCTAGGACGGGAAGTGTTCCAGACTGGTTGGGCAGTTTGATTGTTCTGTCTGCTGTTGGGTCTGTAATTGTTAAAGTTGTTTCATGTGCGTCTGCCGTAGCTCCCTCAAATACAAAAGCATTAGATGCGTTTATAGTTGTTGAGTCTACTATAGTTTGTGTTCCACTTACTGTGAGATTACCCGAAACAGTTAGGTTATCTGCTATTGTTACCTCAGAAGTGCTATGTCCTATAGTAATAGCCGTGCCAGATATACCTGTACCTATAGATATAGACTCACTGCTATTACCAGTATCAACTATTAAGTACGCATCAGAACCTTGTTTAATTGTAAATGCTGTACCTGAATTGTCTGAAATAGCAACATTAATATCTGTTCCATCTGCACTAATAGAATCAAGTGCAATATCACCAACATTTGTAATGTCATTGTCACCAAAGGATGTTGCAGCTAATGTAGATGATCCAGTTACTCCCAACGTCCCACCCACAGTGAAATTTCCAGATAGCTCGGCAGCTCCATTCATATCTATAGTAGTTGCGTTAATCTCTATTTCAGTGTCAGAAACGAGGTCTAGTACACCATCTGCTGATTGATGTATGTATGTTCCACTATCTCCAAATTGTAATTGTCTTGTACTATTAAGTAAAACACCCGTATCTGCTACATGTGTTAGTGTTGTATCTTGATCATCACCTAAATTAATAATACCCCCATCTGCTATGAACAAATCACTAAACTGTAAAGATGAAGTACCTAATGCAGCTCCATCAGAAGCATCAGGAACAAAGGCTGTGGTAGCAGTTATAGTTGTGCCTTGGACTGTGCTTGAGCCTGTAAATGCTCCTGTTACTCCCAACGTGCCCGCTACAGTGGCATTCGCATCTACATCAAGTGTGTCTATGTGAGCAGTCCCATCTAGAAACAAGTCCTTGAACTCTAAAGAAGATGTACCTAGATCAACATCATTATCTGTTACTGGAGCAATAACACCATCTGCCATTGTAAACTGAGAAGTACCTCCAGCAGTAAATGCTAATGTGTCTGCTGCACTAAAAAACAATCCACAGTTTGTATCACCAGTGTTAGTAATAGAAGGAGCAGATGCTGAACCATCAGATATTGATAGAATATCTGATAGTGTTACTGCACCCGTTACACTTAGCGTTCCAGCAACTGTAGCATTTTCATCTATGTCTAGTGTATCTATATGGGCTGTTCCATCTAAAAATAAATCTTTAAATTCTAATGATGCTGTACCTAAATCTATGTCATTATCAGTTGTTGGTCTAATTGATCCGTCAACAATCGTAACTTGCTCTGTGCCACCTATATCAATACGAAGAACATCCTCGTCAGCGGATTCTTCTAGTTGTATTTTAGTATCTCCGTCTGCATCTGAGAGCAAAGATATCAATGCACCCTCTGTTGAGCTGCCATCATGATTATGACCCCCACTTAGTGCAAAAGCAGTTTGAAGGGCATTTAATTCTGCATTTATTGGTGCAGATTTAACTACGGCATTAGCTGTTATATCTGCTGAATTAGTTCTTGAGTATCCTGCCATTTATCTTACATCTCCTGTGCTATATGTTACAGTAAATCCTTGAACACTATGACTTGGGTTAGTATCATCTGTTACATATCTAAAAGAAATAGACTTACCCGATCCAGAAAAACTCTGGGACTCTACAGGTGAAGGATTACCATCAAAAATATCAGTCGTATCAAATATTGCTACATTACTTCCTGTATCAAAAAAAGATGCAGGACTTTCATTCTTTAATTGGACATTTTCAGGAGTTTTTGTATTTGGGTTTTCATAATCATATGTAACTCCTAAACTAATAGTGTGAACTCCTTCTGCACTTAGATAAGTGGAAACACTATAAAAATTCTTTCTTTGTTCAGGGTTTTCCATATAAATAAAAGGAGTTTTAAATATGCTTATAATATTACTCGTATCAAACGCATTCCCTGATTCCTGTTGAAACACTTTTCCACTTGATGCACCATGAAGCACAAATTCATCTGTATCTAAATATCCACTATCTGCACATGTGCAAGTTAAACCTGATATTTGCCCAAACTCAAAAGAAAAGCCACCTTGACCCTCTCTAAGAGCCCCCACCAGACCTAAAGAGGCAGAATCACTGAATAGGTATCTAAACTGAGATTTAGTTCTAATTAATACTGAGGACAATTCAGTTAGAGTTTCAAGTTTTATTAAGTTGTTAATAGTTTTTTGTATACTCTTTGATACTGTTTCTAAATTTACATCTCCTATTTTAGCCGTTCCTCCTATAGGTCTTATGCCGTCTGGTGCTAAAAATATAAGGTCACCCCCTAACTCTAGAACACTATCTGTTGATAAACATCCAAGATTCGACGTTACAGTTTCTAACACAAAGTTTGCAGAGTTTTCTCCTACTAATCTTTTGATTGTATTATTACCAAATACATACAAAACATTACGGAACTTCTTTATAGAAACTATCTCAAATCCCACATTAATTACCCCCGCCCCATTTGCAGGTGTAAAGTCCGTTTCTGCTGTCGGAGCACTAAAAAACAAGTTACTAACTTGAGCAGGATCACCCGCTAAAAACAAGTGATTTTGAAACTCCTCAGACAAAGTCGGATCAGTGGGGGCATTAGAATCCGTTATCTGAGTGTAAGTGCTACCATCATACGTTGCTGCTGGGTTTACCCCATCAGTTAATACTACCTTAGGAGTGCCAAAGTTTATCTCAGTAAATCTTACTTTAGAAACATTTGTCATAGTAGGTGACCCACTTGTGCTAACTGCTGTCCAACCTATAACGGCAGGAACAGAACTTAGAGTTGTGCTAGTAGAAAAACTATCGTCAGAAATAGCATTTCCATTAGTAAATACGGCAGAAGGTATCCTTCCGAAGTTAACAACTATCGTATTTGAACTTTTTGAAATCAGAACCCCAGTTACAGAGGTAGCAGTGCTAGAGTCTCCCGCAGACGTTCTTTCTGTTAATGTCTGTCCGACAGTTAAATTTGAATCTGAAGCAACATTAAATTGATAGTAAAAGTTCCAATGATGTAAGTAATTATTACCCGAAGAGGGAGTTCGACAAGCCAGCACACCTTGATTGATCCCATCTGCTACTGCAATTCCTAGCACAGACCCAGTGCCAGGCACAGTTCCAAAGTTGTGAGCAAAACCATTTATTTTTCTGTAACCTCCCTCAAGATTGGGCTCATAATTAACTAGTTGTGTAGCTGCACCAGATGCAAATTCACCTAAAGATAGCACATCTGTACCAGTATTTAAACCTCCTCTACATACGGCTTTAAATGTGGCTACTGCGTCTACCATATTATGAACCTAAACTTAACACCCTACTTGATGTTCTAGGTCGATTAATCATAGTAGATCTCATAACAATAGGATCGTCTAACAATAATCGTCTCATAACTTTAATACCATCTCTAAATTTCTGTTGATGTATTACTGCACTTTGCTCGTTTGAGCGAAAACGCATCATATACATCATTGCACCATCAATAACTATATATTTGAACCTATCGGGAATAATCATGGTATCAGTCGTAGCTGAAAGGTCATCTGGGAATTTGTAATACACATATTCAATTACATATGCAGCATCAGGTATAGGCGTAACTCCAAACTTTTCCTCTAGTGTTTGATATATCAGATCAGGAGCAGTTCTTCCACCAGTGCCAGAAGCGTCTTCTATTCCTCTATAATTTTGAATATAATCATCAAAAGATATTGTAGGCAAAGACATAGCTACGTTATTTTTGTCTGAAAGTTGTTGAATATAAAAAGTATCCCAGTCAACACTTGCTAAGTCAGAAGGAAAAGCATATGTGCCTGTTCCTGCTGTTAATGTTTGTGTTGTTGTTGTCTTTAGAAAAGGAAATTGATGACCATCTTGGAGTATCTCTCGAATAGCGTTATTTATGGAATCTTTAGCTATTGCTTGAATATTTTTAGCCGTATCAAAACCATCTCCAGATGAATCAAAAGTAACTTCATTTAATCTTCTTAGTAAATCGTTAACTAAAGTTAAGTATGTTGTTGCCATTTATCATCCTTTTTATAGAAAGCGAGGGGCAAGTATGCCCCTCACTATAATAAATTAAGCTAACAAGTCTCTATCAACTTCAGTAGCTTTATCTACTGCACCATGATCGTTACAATCAAGGACAGTAGCATAGACTCTTAGTCTACCAGTGGTCGGATCAGCTCCTGCCAACTTCACATCTATTGTATCTGTTGTAGATATAAACTGTGTGTAAGTTGATGCAGCGTTGCCAACTACAGTATTTGTCTGTCCGTTAGAACCTGCTGCACAGAAACCTGTTGATGTCACATCTGCACCATCAACAATGTCATCACCTGCCGCAAAGTCAATGTCAGCAGTTACACTAGAATTGAATGCCGCCATAACTTCAGCCCCTGCATTAAGGACTAAAGTACCAGCAGGTATTTCCAATAACTGAAAGATGTCTCCATCAGCTAAAGAATTTCCTGCTGCTATTAAAGCATCAACATCTAGATAAGCCTGAATTGTCTTTACTACATGTGTTCCTGTATCCGTTGGTAGTGCTGCGATAGAATCAGCACCAACTCCTGTGGTAGATTTAGCTGTTAAATCAAAAGTAGCCATTTTTAATCTCCCCCTTACGCTGCGTTATACTTAGCAGTTACGATAGCTTCTGGACGAAGTATCTTTCTGCCATACAAGTGCATACCACGAACTATATCAGCAAAGCTGTCTGGATCACGATATGTTTCTGTTTTACTTAACTGCTCTGCGGTAGCAACAGCAGAACCATGACCAGCTACAATCACACCAAAATTAGAGTTCTGATTTGATGAACCAGATGTTCCTGGACCTGTTCCAACAGCAGGTAGATTACTAGATACATAAACTCTAAAACCAGCAAGGTTATTGACAACAAGACCATTTTTTAATGAAGCCTCTGCAAAGTCAGCATTAACTAACTTAGAGTTTTCATCAGAAAGTAATTCCATAAAAACTGGATCAATTACTAACCATCTGTCTTGAGAATCAACTTGTTGTTGATTTAATAGTCTATTCATTCTGTTCACAATCTGCATTGGAGATGCAGTAGCCGTAGGAACAGATGTTGCTCCATTTGGCACATTAGCTACAGGTATGGAGTGATCACCTGCTGATGATGTTGTGATGTTACCAAATGAATCTTTTCTTAACTTCATAGAAGTAAGAAGTTCGTCTGAACCAGCGGTGCTTACTGCCTTAGTACCATTTACTGTTGTATTTGCAGCACTGGCTACTGCATTTAATGAGGCTTGTTTAAAACCACTTAGATAACCAAGAACTTCTTGATCATATTGATCTGACAGTCTGTATGCAGCTCTGTCGGTAGCAAGTTGCATAAAATTTATATGACTATGAGCTTCTTCAATGTCATCCATTTTAAAAGCATAGTAGTTTGCTTTATCGACAACAAGCTGAAAGTCTTCGTCATCTAAATCTTGTGCAGTTACTTGAGTGCCTCTGGCATACTCTTTTACTGAAATTTCAGGTTCTTTGATAATCCTGACAGTATCGCCCTGATTAGCAATCTCTCCGAAATAATCAGAGTTTGTGATATCTCCAACAACAGTAGACTTACGAAACGCAAGTTGTACCTGTTTGGAGTAGATTATTGGAGAAAAATTACCATTAGGTAAATTTCCATAACCCGCTACAGTTTGAAAAGCCATAATAAATCCTCCTTATAAATATATATTGGCTATACTTAATTAGCAAACATAAGTTCTAAGCGAGGCTGTATTTAATATAAGGTGCATAATGTTTTGTAATTGTACAGTTTACATAACAAGTGGGCTTATATATACAGGTGTCTTTTTAGTTACCATGTTCCACGTTCACAAGCACAGTTGATTGAAAACTGTGCATATTTCTAGTTATATGAAAAAAATTAAACTTGTCAACTTTTTTTAACGAGCACCTCCTGATACATCATAGATAATTTTTTTCTCTCTTGTCGCTTGTAATATGGCTTCTTGATTAGCTTCATATTCTTTATCTGACATTTTTTGTATTTGTGATTCTCTAAAATAAGACTCAGATTCATCCTTTTGAGGAACACTTCGATTACTTTTTACCGATTTAGCCGCATCTTTAATCGCATTGTTTGCTTTTGATGTGTTTGAAACACCTTTTTCAGTTTTGTATAGATTTATAAGTTTAGCAACAGCTTTTGCATCAGTACTATTCTCATACAATATATCTTGTAGAGCTTGTGGTAAAGTCTCTGCCCAATCATGAAAAGCATCATCCTGTCTGATCTCAGTATAGTCAGGGTGTAATTTAAGTAATTCTGCTTCGGCTTTTTCTTTGGCGGCTTCTTCTCGTAGCTTTTCTATTTCAGATAATCTTTTATCAAGTTCTTCTGATCTATTTTTAGATATTTTATCTGCCATTGTATGCATTGTTGCAGCAACGTCAGGATATTTTGCTATCCAAGCATCCATTTCTTCTTCACTTTTAGGTAATATTAATTGACTGTTAGTTGCTTTTTTAAGTTGAGACTCTAACTCTTCAAACCTTTTATTCCACTCTTTTTCTTTAGCAGCAAAGGCTTTTCTAAGATCTGCGTGTCTTTTCTTAAAAGTAGTTTCTTCTCTGGATAGAGGTTGTTCATCTGTATCTTTTGTTTTTTCCTCACCATTTTTCTGAGTATCTTCAGAAACAGAGGAAGCATCTTGTTGATTTTCTGTTTTAGACTCCTCTACCTCTTTTTCTCTTTGTGCAAGTAATTCAGCTAACTCTTTTTCATCTTGATTTATTCTCTCTTGATTAGCCTTATTACCTTTGTTTCTTTCTCTAGATACAAATCCAGCAACTTTTGATTTTTCTACATTTTCTAATTCTGGCATGATTTTCTCCTTTTAATTAATTTACTTACGTTTCTTTTTAGACATTAAACCACCTTTTACAAAAGATATTGGAGCAGTTGCTTTTACACCTTCTGTATATTCTTTAATTTTTTTTGTCTCTTCATCATATTTCTTAGAATCAATATTTAACCTCTTCATATCTCTTTTTTTAGCTTTCTTTTTTTTGGAAACTTCCTTTACTACATTTGAAACAACATTTTTAGCTTTATCTAAGGCTTGGATTTCAAAACTTCGAGCAGGAGTGTACCCGCCTTCTCCAGCTAATGCTTGATTATATATTGTTTTTTGCTCGTCAGTTAAGTTCTTATTATTTTTTAGTGAATTATCTATGCTTTCTAAAATCTTCTTGTGTTGTTGAGCTAACGCAAGAGAAGCTATATTACCTACTATTGGTATTTTAGTGAAAGCATCATCAACACCTATATTAAATTTAGTGTATCCTTTTAATTGTTTCAAGTATTCATCTATCTCATTTGTTGTAAAATCTCTTCTCCCACCCCCCTTGTCTTCATCAAAGAGTTGCATATTATACCCTAAACTCTCATAATATTTTCGTAACTTAGCTACTTGTTTAGCGTCAGATGGATCAATGGGTTTTTTTAATATGTCGCTGGTTATAGGGTCATCATCTTTATCAAACAAAGAACTCTTCTTTTTTCGTTTAACCTTAGTTTCTGGTGCATCTTCCTCTGTAACTTCCTCTTCTACTTCTGGCTCATAAGGAACAAAGTTAGCTATAGAGGATTCTGAATGAGAGACGGGTTTGTCATCCAAAAAGAACACATCAATAATAGAGGACTCATTTATCCCATCCCAATACTTTATAGTACCTTCTCTTTTCTCTGAGGATTCTACATCACCTCCCTCGTCAAAAGACTGCATAGACTCATCTTTAGGCTCATCCATAGCAACCTCTTCAGTCTGTAATTCTTCGATTGGAAAAGGTAGGACATTAGACTCTGCTTGTGGTGTATCATCAGTTTCTCCACCTATTCTTCCAGTTGCTTCCATTCTGGCGAGACCCATTTTTGCTTGTGCTCTAAGGTCTTCAAAAAACTTTAAGCCATAAAATCTTAAAACATCTGCAGGAACAACATACTCGCCCTCACTAAGCATAGCTGGAATATCATCACGGACTTCTTCTGCTAATGATCCGCTAGGTATTTCATTTCCACTTACAGGGTCTTTATCCAAACCATCATCTATAAATGCCATTTCCATCTGCTCATCCATAACTTGTCCTCCTTTGTTTTTTGTTAAAGGAGTATTAGTTGCTCCTCCTTCTTTGCTTCTTTTCTTTGCTGCCTCTACAGCAGTCTTAACAGAGTTGTATCTTTTAAACATTTTGCCTGTTCTCTCTTCATATTTTTTTGCTTCTTTTTCTGCCCTTTCTCTTGAGAAAAAACTTGGCTCTTTTGTTTTCTCATTGAACCAAATCAATGGATAATTTATAAACTTATTAGAGTCATCAAATGCAGGTTCAGACACAGTCACTTCAGTAGCATATTCTTGTCCCATTAATTGAATAGGCTTGTGTTTTTTAAGATTAAAAGGTTCAAACTCACCCAATGTTATTTACCTCGTCTTTCAACTGTTTTAACTTTCTTAGTATATGTATAGATCCTTGTTTTCTCCACATATTTTGATTATCAGTCGCTTGTTCCATTACTCTATGCTCTTGAGATATTAAATGATCAATATAATTATTGTAATCCTCCCAAAGGTCTTTGTTGTTCACCAATTTCTTGAGGGGGTTCATTATTTCTTTGTTCATTTCCTGAGAATCCTTGTTCATTAGGTAAAGGAACTTGACCAGTTCCTATGTTTGCTCCACCTGCACCAGTGGGATCATTTGGGTTAACCCCTGCAGGAGTCTGTTGACCCTCTTGAGGTTGCATTCGTATATTCATCTCTCGTAGTAACTCAGCTTGTACAGCTGCATCAGCTAAAGAGTTAGTTAGTTTATCTGGATCTAAGTCCATAGACTTAGCTATCTCTCTAACAATATAATCCATTTTAGCAAAAGGAGCTAAGACAGGATTACTAACAACTCCTAAAAATTGCATTAGTCTTTGACTTCTTACCTCGTTTGCCATCAAACTCTCAGTTCCTTGTGCTTTGACCTCAAGATCACCTCGAATCGCAGGATCAAAATCAAATTGCATATTAAAGCTAAAAAACGCTTTTCCTAAAGGAGCTAATAAGTAGTCATCTATATTTTTAACGACATTTCTAATTGAACCATTTGCTGCTGACATTAACATAGATATTCCACTTGCTGTTCTTCCAACTCCTTGAATGCCTGTTTGTCCATGTGCATAAGAAGGAAACCCAGTGCTTTCGTCAGCCAAAACTCTTGCCTTATCAAATAGTTGCATGTTTTCACCTGCCACATTTGGAAACTTAGTTCCGAATAGAGCTTGACCAGGAGCACCACCTTGTCTTCTAAATATTTTACCAGGATATACACTCATATCTTGACCTGGAACTAAATTAGTTTCATCTACTTCTATAATAAGATTTCCAGACAAAGCAGCATTATCAATAGCCATTCTCATGAATCCATTCATAAGTGTCTGTGTATCATCCATATTCTCAGCTATACCAACACCAAAAAAACTATAAGGATTTAATTCGTAAGGAACAGCATAGTAAGGAATACGAGTTGGTGTGAAAGGATTTAATACTAAACGAAGAACTTGACCATTACAAACCCAGATATTAACATTTATTTGCTCTAGGTCTTCCATGTCTTTTGGGATTTCTAAACCATTTTCTTCAAGGATACGGGAATCTACATAACCCCAGAACTCTAAAACTTCATATCTTTCTGTCTTTCCACTTATGGTTTCATCTTCCATATGTTCTTCCCAGTACTTTCTAGTGTATGCCTCTCCCATATCAATCGCTATATCAATAGACTCGTCCCTAAAATAAGGTCTTTTCTTTAGGGACCTCAACTGAGAACGAGACATCTTATGTCTTTCCACTACATACTCTACATCATCCATATTATCTGCATCTGGATCAGGATAAAAATTCCATATTGAAACATGACTGGTTGAGGGAACAGTTTTAATTAAGGGATCATACTCCCCCTCTTCATTCCAGTTCGGATATTCTTTATCGATTGCAAAGGGACCTTTCATTATCCCTGTCCCAAACAAAGCCATCTCAAAAGCGGAAAGTCTTAACTGTTTATTAGTTCCTGACTCCTCTAACTGATCATGTATCTTCTTTTCCATCTTTTTTGCAGCAATCATAGAAGGGTGAAAAGTAACTTTGCTTCTTGTAGTGCCTTCACCTTCTGTTAATTTTTCAGAAATCGGAGACAGATAATCTTTTAAATAACTAAGTCTCCCTTCTAAGTCGTCTTCGGTAGCTCCAGCTATATCTACAGGCTCACCTTGATCATTTAATAAAAAAGGTTTTGCTCCAGGGGCTTCTCTTTTATTCATATCTGATGTAGTATTAGGTGTAATATCAAAATGTGCTGCTTCAGCAACACCATCTGGCAGTATTGTTGGATCTATAGTTAAGGGAAATCTTGAACTTCCGAATAAAACATCAACTATTTGTCCATAAGCTGCTAATGTTTTGGTTTTTGTTACCTTTATAAACACCCTTGATTTTTCAGCCTCTGTAAACTGAACATCAGAACCATACAAACCTCTGTAGTTCTTGTAGGCTTTTAACCATCTTTGCTCATCTGTAAATCTCGCATTATCTGCTTTGTTATACTTTTCTTGAACAAAAGAAACCACTGATGATTCCGATTGTAATGTTTCGTCTTCATTATTAACAGCTTGTACTTCATCTGTGTCAAATAATACTTCATCTTGTTTAATAGCCATATTAATATCCAAAGTTAGGGTCTGCTGCTTTAAATCCACCAGTGCTCATTATTGGATTATAATCAAACAGACTGCTTCTAGGTCTTGACATGATGCCATATCTTAAAGCATCATACAAGTGGTCTTCTGCGTTAGTGTTTATATCCTCTGGATTTCTCTTATCCAAAGGTAATGCTGGTAATTGAGAAATAATATTAGTGCAGTTATTAAAAAATACTAGTCTAGGCTCATTTGTAAACTCATCAACTTGCAAACGTCTGTGTATTTCATTTTTACCAGATATTCTAGATCCTCTACTTCTGTCTGAGGGTCTCCATCTACACCCACGTTGGATCATTTGCTCTGCCAAAGAAGGTCCAGTGTCTCCTCTTTTATGCCACAGACTACTGTCTAATACACCATAAGCTATCGTTCCATCATCCTTTTCTGCTTCTAATATCATGTCCGCTAAATCTGTAGCTAATACTTTTTGAGTGTAAAGCTCTCTATATACTACAAGTTGTTCATTAGGATTAACTGCAAACCAAACAACACCACTGTAACTACCATAACCATAGTCACAAGCTCTAAATCTCTTCCAGGTTTTAGGGATATTATAAGGTTGTACAACATGTATTTCTCTATTCCATTCTGTAAAAGCTGCTCCTTCAGCTACATCCCAATCTCCTTCTAATAATTGTCTTCTTTGTTGTTCAGGCAAAGAAAGTAAATTCATTTCATACTCACCTGATTCTACCAAATATGGGTTGTCAAACAATTTAGCAGGTATAAATCTTCTTTTGAATAAAGGAGTACCTTCTTTCGAATGACCTTTAGGATATGACAAAACCTTTCCTGTTTCTATGTCTGTAGCGTAAAATGCAGTATTTTCTGGAGCAGGATCTATAAACATTTTTTTTACCCACTGATGTCCACTTCCTCCAGGGTTAGTAGTTGCCCTCATGTAAATAGGTAAATCTTTTGCAGCGGTACGCAATCTACTTCTAAGATAATTCCAAGCAAAAGGAGTAGACCATTGTGTTAACTCATCAAATCCAATCCAGTTAAATGCTAAACCTTGATATCGTAAGACATCCTCATCTCTATCTAAATATGAAAACCAAAGTCTTCCTCCTTGAGGACTAACCCATTGCATTTTTCTCTCTGACCATTTAATACCAGGTATTGCTTTTGTATATAATTCTTGTGACTTCCAAACTAGTTCTCTTAACTCTTCCGTAGTATGTCTAATTAATAATCCAGAAAATTGAGGGTGAGTTATATATCGTAGAGGGTCGGCTAACATAGCAAAAGATTTTCCTCCACCTGCACTACCCCCATAGAGAACCTCTCTTTCGGATGAAGCTAGAAATTGGGTTTGAGGACCTTTATTAGGCTCAAATATTACTTCTCTACCATTATAAGGAAGAGGTTCATCTACTAAATTTTTATTCTGTGTTGGTACAGTCTTCGATTTTGTCGTGAGCTCCGAGTCTGCCTTTTTCGAGCCTTTCGACTGTCTTGAGTGCTTTTTCGTATCTCTTAACCCATTGACGTTTAATTTTAGCTGTTCCTTTACGCTTTTTTTCATCTTTAATTCTTTTTGTTAATCCTACATGTGAAATATATCTTCCTGTTGTTTTCTCTAGCCATCTTGCAACTTCTCTATAACTGTATTGTTTTAAATGTAATTTTGCTTTTTCCAATGCATCTAGCTCTAAATCTATTGGAAGTAGCAAAGAATTATCGTTAGGACATACCATATATCCAAAAGGTATCACACTAGTTGATCTAGGTATGGGTAACCACTTTCTTTTATTTTTGTCATCATTAGGTTCAGGTAACTCCCAAAAACCTAAACTTTCTCTAAAACTCATCTATTTTCTCTTTGGCTGTCTTTTTCTGTTAAATTTTTTACTAACGACTCTTATATTTTTAGGTCTATTATCTAATGGATTCATATTAATATGATCTATTTCTTTTTTATCTCCTTTACGAACAATGCCTTTTTTCAGTAATTTATTTCGAGCTGAATTTCTAGCAGCTCTACGTTTTTTCTGAACTGGCAAAGCTCCATGAGTATCATATTCTCTGCGATAATTCCTAGTTTTTCTCATTTAACTTTTTTCATCACTATTCTTAGGAGGTAAAATAAATACACCATTAGGTAGATTTACCTCCATTTTTTCAGTTTTACTATATCCAGTTCTATCTAATAAATCTTTTGCTGCTGTCATTTTATCTCTAATGCCTAATTCGGTTGGATCATTTAAAGCATTAGCCATAGAATAAGCAGCACGGGGAGCTACTCTAGCTAGATAGTCTCTAGTAGCCTCAGATATCTCCTCTTTCATATGACGAATTATATCAGAAGTTTTAGTGCTATCTGCATATCCTGCTAACTTTTTAGCTAGAACAACGTCCCCATTTGCTTCATCAAAAAGAACTTCTAGTAGCTTTTGTTGTTTTTCAGTTAATTGTTTACTCATCTTTATCTGTACCTAGCTGTTTTTTTAGCAATTCTTTTAGGTTGTTTAGAGAACTGTTTACCTTGTTGTTTAGCTTTTCGTTTAGCTCTAGAAGTAGCTGCATACTCAGCAGCGGATAAACTTTTAATAGCTGCAGTTGGAAGATAACGTTCTCCCGTAGCTTTTTTACCTTGCGTAGAAGGTTTTCCACTTTTAGTTCTCCATTTTTGTTTTGTCCAGTCTTTTAAAGACTTTTGTGACTTTTTTAGTGCCATTATCTTCTTTTCATCCTAGTAGAACCTTTTTTAGTCATTCCACCATATCTCATTTTAGTTGCACCTTTTTTGGTCATACCACCTCGTTGCATTCTAGTAGCCCCCTTCTTGGTCATACCACCCCTTTGCATTCTAGTAGCTCCCTTCTTAGTCATACCACCACGTTGCATTTTGGTTGCACCTTTCTTAGTCATGCCTCCTCTTTGCATCTTAGTAGCACCTTTCTTAGTCATACCACCTCTTCTCATTTTGGTAGCTCCTTTCTTAGTCATGCCACCTCCTCTCATTTTGGTAGCTCCTTTTTTAGTCATCCCGCCTTTTGCCATTTTACCTTTACCATCAACTGTAAAAGCAGGGACCATTTTACCTGTTTTTTTATCTTTTACCATTGGCATCTTGTGTTTAGTCATCTTAGTCTCCTTTATTATCTTCGTTAGCATACATATTGTTGAATGTTTCCTCTGGGTCAAGATAACTTTCGTGTATCTCAGCTGCATGAAGAAACTGACTGGGTTTAAAATCTGGTGCACCTTGACCAGTTTCCCATAAAGCAGGACTTGTAGCCCTAACTCTATTATTTGGTAGGGCAACAATATTACCCTTCCATTCTCCTGAAAGTAATTGCAATACATGACTTTGCTTATGTTGAGCTGCATCATCAGCAATATGACTTTCTGTATAATCTACTGTAAACATATACTGAGCAGTAAACCACTCTCCATCTATTTTACATTGCCAAGGACTGGAACTTACTCTTTCCATCTTTACTATGGCATGATTATGGGAACTACAATCCCAAGGTTGTGCTAGATAAGTTTCCATTTTCTCTGGGAAATCTTCAAATGACTCATATGTATCATCTGCAACTAATGCAGTAATAGGCATTCTTGCCCACATAGCACCCCCATGAACATTATCAGTGTCATAAAACTCACTTTCATTTCCTGTAAATACAACTTGAAAACTTAAACATCTATCTGGTATTGTATTAACAGCTATGGCATTTGCATGGAGATATTCTCCATGATACTCTTCATGATTATTTGTAAATTCTTTTCTTACCCAACATTTAAAGTAGGGTATATCGCTAATTAAATACGGCATTATGATTTCTTCCTTTCGTTTTCTCTTTTAAGTTGTAATTTTGCTTGTTTGGCTAGTCGGGCAACCTCCATTTTGCCCATAACTTTAGCTCTTTGTTCTAAAACAGTTAGTATTTGTATTTTTCTTGCATAAGGTTTTCTTATTCTTTTTACTTTTGCTATAGTGTCTTTCGTATCCTTAACTGTAGCAAACTTAATACTGACTGTATCTTTTGGATTTTCATCCGTATACAGCCTTCTACCACTTCCTTTAGGTTTTTTACCTGTACCTACTTTTGGATCTGGTTTTTTTCTTGCCATGTCTTAGCTGCCTTTAAACATATTAATTTCTGTAGCCTCCGCCTTTTGCTTTGTATTCTCTGGCTAACATTTGTGCTTTTCTTGCTGACCATTGACCAGCACCTCCACCTTTTGTACCCGCTTTAATTTTATTAAATAAATTCTTACGCATTGTGGGTTTTGTATAATTACCTGCTTTATTAACTGTGCTACCTCCTTTATTTAATTTTATAGCAGAAAGTTTTTTTGCTTGACTAGCATGGGCTTTACTTGCTTTTTTTAGTTTAGAAACTACAGTTTTAATAGCTTTTTTTGCTTGTTTTTTCTTCATTATGATGCCACCTTTATAACTACACTCGCTATTATTATAACGACAATAGCTACAATCGCTATATTTGTTGTCGTAAATTTAGATTTATTTTTACTGAAATCTAAAGGTTCTTTGAGTTTTTGTTCATATGCTTCATTAACATTAGGAGTTGCAGGATTATCTGCTTTAAAATGTCCTTTAGTGTTTCTAGCCCTTTTTAATTTTTTAGTAGTCGTAGCTTTTTTAGCTGTTACTTTAGTTTTGTTTTTAACTTTATTTTTTTTATTTACCATAATATCACCATTTCACTTTATGTGCCCAATATCTAGCTGAAAATTTATCAGGATTTTTATCTTGTGCATCATGCCTTGCATAATAACTTTTTCTTCTAGCTTTATCTTTAGCTGTTTTTGGATTTTTCCCAGCCCCTCTAACGCCTTGTTGCCCAAATCGTATTACTTTTAGTTCGTGGGTTTTAGATTTTTCAGCTACAACAATATGAGATTTTGTTTTGTGACTAGGAGTTCTTTTGGCTTGATTCGTTTTTGATAAGCCATATTTTTTAAGTAGAGCTTTTTTACGATCTGAGTGTGGCATCCATATATCCTAATATTCTGTAGTTATATCTAAATACTTTTTAATTACAAGTTAATTATGCAGTTGTTACTTTTGGCACTTCAATAAAAGAAGCAACCACATGAATTCTATTTGCTGTTCCTGCTGTAACCTTTAAAATATCAGCAGAGGTCAATATTAACTCATTTGTCAATAATTCTAGTGTTCCTTTCGCACCTATTGCCTTATCTTTATAAATACTGAAAACATCTGATCCATTTGTCAATGTTAATGTGATTGTATCTGCATTACCACTATCCTCAGATACTAAAATAGAAGTTACAAAAGTATCCATTAAACTAGGACAAGTATACAAAGTTGTTACATCTGTTGTTGTTAAGTCTAACTTTGCATTTTTATATCTTGATGTTCTTAATACATTAGCCATTAACTATACTCTATTAGTAAGAATCTTCCAAAACACAATCAAGCTGCATTGTATAGAATAAATTATTCTCATGTCTTTTCCAATTATCTTCATTAATAAGTTTTTGACACTCCTCAAACGTAAAATACTCTTTCATAACATACTGATTACCTGTATATTCCCACTGAGTTCCATTATAACCCCAAACACTAATTAATAACAAATAAATCTTCATCATGACAATTCAAAATGAGGACCATCAATAAAAGGTCGTCTTCCTTGACTGCGTCTTAAATCAATATATTGATTCATAACCTCTTCCATACTGTGATTCGTATCAGCTATATTGTTAACATGCCAAGCTGCTCCCCAACGTACACTTACATTCTCTACTTTTGCAGCTTCTTTCATGGCATCCGCTATGTCATCATATAAATTTAACTCCCATGAAGCTCTTCCTGCTACATATGCCATTAAATCAACAGCTAACCCATCAATATGCTTTGATTTTAGTGTTTGAGAAGCTCCTTTTTCAACTAGAGCCTTCTGTTCAGCCATAGTTCTTAAACCGCAGATCACTCCAAAATCTACTTTTGTCTCTTTTATGGCTCTTTTTACAACTTTTACAAGTTTATTGTTAACACCTTTTAATCTATCTTGGCTTTTTGTTGATAATTTAAATGTCATAGTTTATTTCCTTTTTGTTTTGTATTTCCTAATCTACGTTGGTCTTCTTTTTCTTTACATGGGATACATACACTATTAACTTTCCGAAATTTTTTCGTCTTGTATGTATATACATTAAATATTTTTACCTCTTGTTTGCAAATAGGGCATTTTGGTGGCATTTAACATCTATGATTTGGATGTTAACGTCACAAATCGTCCTCTTCTGCCTTGATTTTCTCTTCTTTGTCCTCTAAATGTCATTCCACCTCCATAAAACATACCTGTTTTACGATAATCCTTCATCATACCACCTTTATTCATTGATAATCCAGTTGTTGGATTAATTTTTTTCTTGTTACCCATCATCATACCCCCTATATTTGCCTTTTTTGTAGCATTTTTTGTTTTTTTAGAAGGTTTTTCCATTATTCCTACAGCAATTACAATTTCTGCTGCTGCTTTTTTTGACTTAGAATCGGATTTATGTTTCATCTTTTTTTTTCTCCTTGTTCGGTAAGTATACATCTACATGACAATCACATTTTGGACAACTTAAATTTGTTAATTGACAATAATAATCACTTTCTTTCTCGTTTATCTCTCTAGTGCCACCCCAAATAAGTTCTGTTTTACAATGCCAACATCTCACTTAGTTAAACCTTTCTGCTTTTCATAAGTCCTTAAACCACCAATCCCAAGTAATCCGCCTAATACAGGTAAAAGTGTAGAGATATCAAACTCTGGAAGTTCAGGTATTTCTGCACCACTAATCGCAACAATAAATATAATTGAAGGTTGAAGGATGTAATGGTAAAAAAAAACCAACGCACACGTCCAACCAACTGCGGGCCGCCAACCGCCCTTAAATAAACTACCTGATTGTGCTTCAGCTTTATTAATTTCTAATTGTGCTAACAAAGCCTGTTGAGCATGGGTATCAGACATTGTTGCTATTTCGTGTGCGAGTTTTGCTTTTTGATCTTTGTCCTCAATAACTTTATCAAGAATACCCGTTACTGGGCCTATTAGTTGTCCTATAATACTCATTTATTATTCTCCATTGATTTGTTCTTTGTCCATGCAGACAAACCAAAAAATGTTCCAATTACGCCCATGTTAGAAATTAAAAATGTGCTGAGTATAGGTCCAATGTGATCGAGTCTTTCAACAGGTATAAGACCAGGTATTAATACAACTATTATTAAAATAGTCACTGTTAACATAGAAAACCAAACCATATATCTTTGCTGATCTTCTTTCTTATCAGCATTTTCCATTCTGATTCTACGTTCTTCTCTATCTAGGGATGCGTTCTTACGAAGAATTTCATCTTCTAACTCTTGATGACTAATAACATCATCATTGTTTTTATCTGCTTCATTGTATGCACTCTTAACATCAAGTTTTTTCATTTTAGTCTTTTCTCTGTCTACATGAAAATGACTTTTTACTTCTATTCCATTATTCATACAATCTAAAATAATAATTTAAGGATAATTATACAAGTATTAAGATCTCGAAGGGACATTATAACTACAATTCTTAATAAAATTGTTAACTGCTCTTACATTTAATGTAACATTTAATGTTTATTCTATTATTTTTCTAAGAATATTTTATATTCACATTTAATGTAACATTTAATGTTCTTAATAAGAAGGTATATTTTTGAATCATTATGTGTCAATAAATAAATTATTCAATCTATGTGTTTTATTCTAATGTGTTGCATAATTAACTCTATAATTGTGATAAATATGTAACACCTGTGATATACATACAACACATATAAAACTTGTTAACACCTAAATTACCTCATCTGTGTATTTATACATGTATATATAACGCTATACGGGGGGATGGCCCCTGCATGGGTCGTGCATTTTTTGTTGATCCTATCCAAAAATGTGACGATTACATTACTAAAAACAAGTATTTTATAACATTTTATTGATAAAACTTGTATAAATTTACAGTTAATTAGCTTACTGACTATAAAACAGTAATCAATCTATTATGTCATTTCTTATAAGGATTTTAAAAACATGTACCCCTCATTTTTATTGGTCGTTTTTAATTTAAAAACATGCACATATTAACCTCCAGTATTTTAATAATAACCTTAATCATTCGATAGCCACAGAATGACCATCAATAGTGTGACATTATTGCAACACCTATCATAGTGTGGTATTTTTACAACACATGAACAGCTAATATATTAATCATTCGAAAGTCACAAAATGACTATCAAATAAATTAAATTCAAATTAATTAAAATAATGTATTGAATATTATAAAAAAATATGCATAATAAAAATATAACCATTTGATAGTCACAAAATGACTATCAATAATTTTAACTTAGAAAGAAAGTGATTATAAAATGACAAATACATTCAAAATAACTACTACAAAATTACAAAGAAACAACGTTTTATTTAGTAAGAAAACAAAAAGTATCACTGGTTCTTTAGATATAAAAGATAAAAAAACTTATAACAAAGTAATGACGAACTTTGAAAACAAAGTAGGTGACATTGTAAAAACTATGTCTACTAATACAAAAAATATAGAGAGTATTTTAGAATTAAGTCATTATGTTAATGACTTATTTAATATGTTAACGTCCAGTATATACAGTAAAAATGAAATTGGATCAGTTATAAAAGACACTATATGTCCTATTCTTTTGAAACATGAATTAATAATTAAGCAACAACACGCGACAAAAGTTTGCTTCTCTTTAAGGAACATTGCCAACAATAGTGGACAATTTATTGAAATGATTAATTCAAGATTAAAGGAGGGTAAAAACGTTAATCTATCAATTAGAACTTGTGATAATGAACTAAGAAAATATTTAAAAAGTGAAAACAGTGATGAGGATAACAATAAAAGAGCACCCCAACAACCAAAAGAAAAGAGTAGAGACGAAAAAATCGAAGCACAAGCAAAGTCTTTAAATAAATTAATAGAGAAAGATGGCATTGAAATTTTTGCCTATGCAATGGCAATTAAATTTAACACAATGACTAATGTGGAAAAATGCAATTTCTATAGAATTTTTAATAAAAATATAGATGGTAATTTTGACGATTATAAAGTCAATACAACCCCAATTAAAATTCCTAAGATAACTAGTCAACCTAACAGAATTCCATTAAAAACTGTATAGGTTTAAAATTAATAATTAAATAGGTGCAATTAATTGTACCTATTTAATTCATATGAAAAGGATTTAAAATGATTGATTTTTTAAAAGACATTGTAAAAGAAATAATATTCGTATTTTGTCTGGTTATTATCTGTTTTTGTTTATCTGTGTTCGTCGTCGTCTGGAGAATGGACTATACGACTATTTTAATAAGTTTACCTTTTGTAATTGTGTTATTATTACCAGTTTTACCAGATTTTTTTAGAAAAAATAAATAAGGATTTAATAAAATGAAAGATTTTTTAACTGATGCAATAGGTATAACTCTATTATTTATGATTCTATTAATTATTATCTTTGTTGCTAGTATTTACTATATTTAAAATAATTTGATAATTAAATAAAAATTAAAGGATAACTTTTGGTTGTCCTTTTTTTTTGTCTTATCGTTTTTATTTTTATTGTGTTCAGTTTTTTTATTCTATTAAGATTTTTTATTTTTGTTTTACTTTTTTTTATTTTGACATGAAAAAATATCAATAAATTTTTTTATTATGATAGGTTATGATAGGTTTATGATAGGTTTTTTTAATATTTTTCATGATAAGTCTTTGATTTCTAATAATAAATATTGACATAAAACGTCAGTATGCTATTATGGGATCAGTAAGCAGTAAAAGGTTTAATGTTACGATAGCCACAAAATGGCGATCAGATTTTTCTTTGAAAATTAAATAGTCAAGAGGTTGGGATTTTTTCTGGTATATTCCCCTCTGAAGAAAAAACCAGATACTAAAAGGATAACGTATTGAGTACGTTTATCTCAGTAATGAAAGTTTTCCATCAATTCGAGTGAATGTGATATGTTATTTTGATAGCCACAAAATGGCTATCAGATTATGGCATATCAGTTTTGATTTATTTCAAAATAGGCAAGGTGATTGAAATTATGTTTAATACTGATAACGATTACATAATATTAGATTACACTTTCAGATTACATAAATTACTCCAGAATGTAAAAAGCTGTTTATGCGTTGGTGGTGCAAGAAGATACAAGTAATTACGTTTAGTATTCCTCCGTACTCGTGATTTAGAAGGTAAAATTTAACTATAATCTAGGATCATTTTAAACTGTGGATAGTTAAAGTGATCCTATTTGATAGTTAATAACTAGCTATCTTATTTGATAGCCACAAAATGGCGATCAAATATTAATCTTTATTAAATAAAAGGAGAATGAAAAATGACATTGGTAGTAAATTATCCCTCAAAGAAATCCTGCCAAGAAAATATAGGCAAAGAACTTAGTTTCATAGAAACGTCTATTTTTGGACCTGAATATAAATCAGATGGTACGATTTATGTAGCAAATAGACCCCATATTACAGGTCTAGGAAGAGAGTGGTTTGGTAGGATCACAATGAAGAATGACATAATTATAAAAGTTACTTAAGAGACTTATGAAAAATTAAAATGGAGATTATGAAAATGGAACAAGTATATAAATATTTAGAAAATAATGAAACTTATGATGATATTATTCTTACATTAAATGAAGAAGATATTGATATTTTAAATGAGGAGGATCTATAAATGCATATTGAATCAACAGACAAACAGGGTGTATTTAAAGCCTGTAAAGAAGGTCACAAACTTCTAGAACTCATCCATGACATGGGATGGGATTACGATAGAT